GTTTTTTTTGTTTCATTGGTTTGGTTTCCATGTGATCGTGAGGGATACGCCGGTGGTGGTGTTGTCGGCGTATCGTTTGTGGCTGGTTACGTCGGTTATCTGACAGTCATCATGCCAGATGTGTGTTTCGGTGATGGCGTCGTATAGGGCGCGTTGGAGTTTGTCTATGTCTGGTTTGACTGTGGGGTGTTTGCGTTTGTGGGGTGGGATGGTTTTGGGGCGTGGCAGGTAGAACGTGGTTTCTATTTTGATGTATGAGTTGGGTGGGATGGTTGGGTGTTTGTGGTTGAGGATGGTGTCGCGCACGTGGTCGCGCCACGGGCGTTCCTTCTTGTCCATCGGTATGAGGCGGGTGACGGGTTTGCCTGTGGTTCGGCTCCTGCCGGTGATTGGCCGGTAGGAGCCTTTACTGGCAGGGATGCCGGGAATGAACAGGCTGAACGAGAATGGTTCGCCGGTCATTGGTTAAGCTCCGCCAAGTCGAACGTTGGTTGCGTTTCCGTTTTGAGTTTGAGCGTGCGTAGGATGTCGGCACGGTTGCTGTGGTGCTTGTATGCTAGTTGGTCTTGGCCGACGTATTTGAAGCGTTGCCCGCAATTGTGGCAGGACAGCGGGTCTGGGTTGTTCTTGTAGATTTCGAGGATTCGTCGGTAATATTCGGCGTCGTTTTCGGGTTTGTCCGTTGATGCAGCGCTGTGTGGTGTCCGGCCAGAGCAATGCTCCGCATCGAGGATAATAGGAGACGGGTGGGATACCGTCCACGGGTTTCGGGCTTGCGGTGATGAACTTCATGACTGTCCAGAAGTCGCCGGTTTTGCTGAGCATGTCCCGGTAGGTTTTGACGAAGCCTATGAGGTCGAACGATTCGGCTGTAAGGCAGCATTCGAGAATGTTGAATTCGTCCATACTGTTGATGAACGCATGGCATTCCAGCAGGTAGAGTAGTGATACCGGGATACTGTTGAGTTCGTTCGCGTCCTCGTAGTCATAGAGGGTTATGGTGGTGTCTTCGCGGTCGTCTATGGGGCAGTTCTGCCAAACTTTGATGCATGCGCGTTTCGTGAATTTCATGATTGCTCCTTTCCTGAAAATACGCCGGTTTGGTAGGCGTCACAGATCATCCGGACGAGTTCGTCTGCCTCTAGTTGGATAAATGGGTACGCGCTCGTATCGATTTCACGGCCAGTATCCTGTTTGGGATTCTCGGTTTGTTCCGATTCGGTGGTCTTCGATGAGGCCAATAATTCTAGGACTTCATCGGAGACTTTGATAGTTGAGTCGATGATGTAATTCTTATCTTGCTTGTCAATGTCCATAGCGCTGATGGCCGAGTGTATTGCGTAACGCAGTTGTTGGTCCTCTACGAGATAGCGGGTCATGGTAATTCCTTTCAATCGGTGGTGACTTGGGTCAGTCCGCACATTTCTCCCTTGGTGGCAGACTGTGCACAGCCAGTCTGTATCCGCAGTACGGGCAGGTCACGTAATATGTGCCCACCGTTTCGCCGCAGTGGGTGCACTCTACATATCGGATTGCTCTGCTCATTTCGTATCCTTCCAATGTTTTTCACGCCAGTCGGCTACAGTCTTGCGGTCTTCGCCTGTTAATCCCTTATGGCACTTGAACATGACAAGGCTGAGCGCGAACTCGTAGCCTTCGCTCCACTTGTCAGGCACGCCATGCACATGGTTCTCGTCGAAGAGGTAACGGCAGTAATCATGCAGTTCGTCAATCGTCATTTCGTGTCCTCGCTTTGATTCGGCGCCTCGGACGGCATGGAGCCGGAATAGCCGAGCATGGAACGGCAGTGGTCGGCTGTATTTTCGTATGCGTTGACTTGTCCCTTCACGACACCGTATGCGTCCATGTCATGCTGCCTTAGAAGAGCGCTCGCCAGTCTCAGGCCTTCCGCTGCTAACTGTTCGCACCAGTCGATGATCTCGTTGAGCGTCTGGTCTTTCTGGCTCACGTTCACTGCCATTAGTACACGTCCCATTCGTTGTCGGTCTGGTTGAGCGAGTTGGTCGGGCCGAACGTGTCGGTTCCCGGCCACTGGTTGCCGGGCTGCTGAGTTTGCTGAGGCTGCTGGTTCTTGGCTTTGAGCATGGCGAGGCTGATGGTCGCGTGTTCGATGATGAAGTCGGTGCGCGGCTGCCCTTGGTTGTCGGTGTCGGTCTTCCATTTCAGGACACCTTCGACGCGGACAGGTGTGCCCTTGCGCAGCATGCGTTCGTAGGTTTCCGCAAGTCTCAGGTCATACTCGAATATGGTCGCCCACATGGTGTCGTGGTCTATCCACTGTTTTGTGGTCTTGTCCATGTGTCCGCCTGTGGCGGCGACTCGGATAAGCATGTAGGGGATGCCGTTGCGGGTCTGTTTGCGTTCGGGGTCTGCCGCCAAGCGTGCGAGCGGCAGGGTGATTCTTGGGTCATTCATCGTTGATCGTTGTTCCTACGGGTAGTGGTGTGATGTCGGGGTTGAAGTAGTAGCGGTTGCCTACCTTGATGTATGGCAGTCGTTTCTCACGGCAGTATCTGCGGACGGTCTGGATGTTGAGGTGCCAGCGTTCCGCGTACTGCTCCGTCGTTGCGGTGTAGTTTTTAGCGTACATGATTTAAATATACATCAGATTATTCTTGATTGCAAGTAGCATGTGCTAGCTATATAATATATATATGCGCACTGGCGCACCAACATCAAATAAGACAGTAATAGGAATAAAGTAAGCGCCTCCCCAATGAAACCGGAAGGGAGGCGCTAACAGAAAGGCGGAAACGTGTCCGATATGAGTATAGCACAGAACTCGGGTTTTTCGATGTTGCCGAATTGGGCGGTGGATGATGACCGGTTGGGCGGCTACGACCTGCTGGTGTATATGGCGTTGATACGTCACGCCGACAACACCGGCGTATGTTGGCCCAGCTTGGAGCGGCTGGCGAAGATCGCGCGTTGCTCACAGCCCACGGTATCCAAGAGCCTCAACGTGCTGGAACAACTTGGATATATCCGACGGGTCAAGTCCGATGGCAGAGCCAACCGGTATCACGTCTCGCTGTGGAAGCCCACCCCAAAACAGGGGTATGACCATGCACCGACCCCAAAACCTGCTTTTGACACCCCAAAACAGGGTTATGACCATGCACCGACCCCAAAACCTGCTTTTGACCCCCCAAAACCTGCTTTTGACCCACCCCAAAACGAGGTTTTGACGAACAATACCCAAGAGAACAAAACCCAAGAACAATACTCGCGCGGCGAAGAAAAAATCACAGTCTCCTGCCATTCAGTGGACACCCTTAAACCGCTTATGGGATTGTGGCCGAAGAAATGCAGGGTGTCAAACGAATTCATTCAGTGCTTTAATCAGGCGTTCGATGAAGTCGGTGCCGACGCGCTTATGAGGGCGGCGAAGCGTTTCGTGGAATCGTGCGAGGGTACGCCATTGCAGTACGTGCGGACTCTGCCCGTGTGGCTGGCCGACCCGGTTAATTGGAGGGTTCAGAAGCGGGAACAGCGGAGCGAAGCGAAGCTGTCGGATTGGATGGCCCATAGGCTTCCTGATTCCATGTCCGGCGATGTGGCGACGGTTCTGCGTGCGAGGCGTGCGTATTGGGGTGCCACCGGTGGTGTGGAGGCTTTGGAAATGGAATTCTTCCCAGACGAAGTTAAGAATGTGGGCAATTTGCAACAAGAACCAACAGTGTGATATAATATCTATATCACACATTGCATAGAAAGAAAGGATGCATATGAAGATCTACACAAACCGATACCACGACTTCACCCCGTCACAAGGCATACCGGTACGCATAACGTACGGTTCGCCACGATGGCGGCTATCATACACAATCGCAGCATCGGCGAAAACAGTGACGCCGGGCCGATGGTTCATGGAGGGAACCGACGAAGAATTCACCGAACGGTATCGTGCCATGCTGGACTCACACGGGGTCGCCCGCATCAGAACGGAACTTGAAACGATATCGCAACTCAACGGAGGTAAAGACATCGTGCTTCTATGCTTCGATGACGTAAGAAAAGGCTTGTGCCACCGAACGATTTTCACCCAATGGTGGCAGGAAAAGACCGGTGAAGAAGTCAAGGAATTACAAAAAGGTTTGGAGGCCGCCCAAAATGTGCTATTCTAATGACCGTTGCTATTCCGCCCCTAGCTCACCGGATAGAGCGCCCAATCTCGAATTGGGAGGCGCCAAGTTCGACTCTTGGGGGGCGGTCTGATGGCAGGTTTCAACTCACCGTCCATATTGTTCCTCAACACTTGGGATAAGCCCGAACGTGATTGGAACGGGAATCTGTTTAGGCAGGCACCCGCGTCAGGGTATACGCGATACGTCGAACTGTACGCCGGAGCCTTCGCCAACTGCATGGTCGCCGTGGAGAACGGCTGGAAACCGGAGCAAATCGAGGCGTGCGACGTGTGGGCGTACACCGCAGCGCTCGGATATGCGTACAGCGGGACGCCTCTCACCGAAATGCGGGCAACCGTTGACGGTTCACCAGTCTCGCTCTCCGGGAACGCTGCGGATGACGCGGCTGCCGTAATCATAGCGCAATATCGTATGCGTCTCAGCAAGCACGATGATGTCGATTACTACCGTGAACTTCTGGCTGATCTTGACATCAATAATTCGGAACACGTCGGCCAGCTACGGGAGCGAATCGCAGCGAATATGGTCAAGTTGGGGGGGCTGAGATACGAGCCCACCGACCCGATGAAGTATGCGGAACGCATTATGGATGACCCGCACACCATCGTGTTCGCCAATCCTCCTACGTATCCGGGAGCTTATGAAAAGTTCTTCGAGACCGGGGGGAGGTTCCAATGGGCGGAACCTGAATACAACGCATTTAACGCTCCCGTTGATATTCCCAAGCTCTGTAAGCTGTTCGATGGGCGTAAGGCGTTGCTGATCTGCCAGCAGCAGCAAACGCCCGGAAACGCCGCAACTGATAGCCCGGTCTACGCTAGGCGTCTGGGGTTGGACAGTGTGATTTACATGAATTCCAACCGTCCGAACGAGGTCAAACGTCTTGTCGGCGGGAACATGGTGACTGTGGCGTCGTCGAAATCGGCGGAGATACCGATACCGATATTGCCTAGAGATCATCAGATTACCGAACGTTCCGAAATCAAGGTCGTACCGTTACGCGATAGCGCGGCCCAAGACTCATATCTGCAAGTGATGCGGCATAGGATATCGGGAAACGTGAGCCCGATGTGTGTTCTCGTACTAATCGACGGTTACGTTGCCGGGATCATCGGATATGGTTTGCCAAATCCCATGTACACGATTCGCTACGCGGTATTGCGTCAAGCATTCGGGGTATCCCACGAACGGTATCGGCTTACGAAGCTGGTCACGATGATAGCGTTACGTCGTTCCACGTTCCAGCTCTGCGCGACGCCCAAGACACAGATACTCGTCGATGCGTGCGATGGGCTGGCAACCGTTGAGTACACGCGATATCCCGAAGCCAAGGGACTTCGCGGACTGATGAAACTGGACAGACGTGACCGTAAGAATGGACAGTACCAATTGCAGTATAAGAGCGATTGGCACGAAGAGATCGGCTTAAGGAACATTCTCGGACAGTTCCTAGCCAGGAGAACAGGAGGAAATAATGGCTGATGTCGACACGTCGCAAGAAATGACCATAGCCGACGGTTTGGTAATCAAGTGGGTTGACGTGATCAATCTCAAGGAACAAGACCTGAACGCGCAGGTCATGGAACCGCGTAAGTTCGATGCTCTGACCCAGAACATCAAGCTACGGGGGATGTTGGAGTCATTGCCGTACTGTTCGCAACCGAACGGAGAAGGGCCGATAAGTATTGTTTCCGGCCATCATCGTACCCGTGCCGCAGCGCGTGCTGGTATCCAACGTATCCCGGTTATCGTGGACACGAAGCCTATGACACGTTCCACCATAACGGCGAAGCAGATTGCCGCCAACGAACTCACCGGCCACGCGGATGAAAAGCTGTTGGCGCAGCTGGTCACTCAGATGGACAACGTAGACGACTTGTTGCTGAGCGGACTCGATCAGGACAGCCTACCGCACGTCGAACCGCAGCAAGTCAACCTGAACGGTTTGAATGTGAAGTACGAGTATAAGGACGTGGAGTTTTTGTTTCTGACCCGCGAATACGAAGAACTTGAACAGTTCGTGGATGATTGCAACTCGGATATGCTCGGGTTGGCGCCTATGGAATTGTACGACGAGTTCGTGCATCAGGTGACATCGTTCGCTTCACGTAACGGAATCAAGAATATGGCTGCTGCGGTATCCAAGATCATCGAGATAGCGAGGAAAGACGCCGAGGAAGAGTGATTACAGGCCGGGCGAGTCCCGGCCTTTTTGTTTGCATCATAAGACACAATGTGATATAATAAATATATCAAACCAATAGGCTTGCATTATTCCCAAGGAGGACACGATGAACGAGACATATATCCAGACTATTCGCGGCGGCATCCAGCGCGTCATCCACCTTGCCAAAGACCACTGGACTCAGGAGCCCAAACGGTGCGGCTTCAACTACCATCACGAACTCTACGGGTACATCCCAGTCTACAAACTGTCCAAGCTGATCTGGGAAGCTCGGAACGAAACATGGGAGGAATACGCTTGGCTCTGCTACGAGAACCGCTACCTGACCCTGGAGCAGATGGCTGCACAGATGCTGGAGTGCGAAAGCTATACAAAGTTTTCCACGACGCTGTACGAAACCTTTAAGCAGAAATTCCAGATGGAATCGCATCACACTGTCGCAAAAGTATTCGTCGGCGTTGACGGCTTCGAATACCGCGCCTTCTGACAAGGCAAAGGAGGAACAGAAATGGGAAACGCTACGGAAATCACTCTCGATCAGGCCCGCGACATGATTCGCAGCATCGATAACCGTCTAATCCCCGAATGCCGCGACTTCGACACATACACCGAAACAGACGATATCTGGCGTATCGGAGATTACGGGTACGTTGACGCCGACGTGTACGAGCAAGCATTCCGGGATTATGAGGAACGTAACGGGAAGACCGAGTGGGCGAGCACTATGTACGTGCTTGAAGGCAATCAGCCGAACCGCCTCGAATTCTTCGTTGAGGCGTACAATCTCGGCGGGATGCCAATGCTGGACGGGCTTTTGGGCGCCCAGTTCGACAACGGGGACGCGGATAATGTGTATTTGACGAACGGCGAGGCATGGCCAATCTGACCGAAATTGGCGGCGCAAGCCCCGTCTTTTAAGACTGGGGTGAGACGCCTTTTTCTTAACTTGCAATATCAAACAACATATGATATACTGATCATATCATCACACTACTAGCGGAAAGGAACAATGTAATGGCAACCAATAACCTCAGTAACAAGTTCATGCAAGTCCTCAACGAAGTCCCCAACTTCGTCACCGACGAAACCGCGCAGGCAGGCAAACGGACTTACAAGTATCTCAACCTCGCCACGATACTCAAGACCATCAAACCCGTTTTCGAGAAACACGGGCTGGCATTCAGCCAGCGCGTCACGTTCAACAACACGGGAGAAGCGCGACAGTCCATCGGAACAGTAGAGACCATTATCTTCGATAATGAAGAACAAATGGTGGCTTGCTCTTACCCGTTCTTCGTGACAGGCGACCCGCAGCAGGTAGGCAGCGCGATCACTTACGCCCGCCGCTATAGTCTCTACGCGGTGTTGGGCATCTTCCCCGATAAGGACGACGACGGCGCATATGCCAAGCAGCGTTACGAGACCGCAGACCGTGCGATCAGCGCCGAACAGTACGCCGATCTGGTCAAGGCTATGGATGCGCACAATATCACATCTGCGGAGCGCGGAGACTTCATCAACGGCACTCTGAAACGTCGGGTCAGGGGATGGAATGGACTCACGCAAACCGACCTGAACAGTCTGATGAACGCCGTCAACCGAATGTAAGTGGCATTTCGCGTTGGCGCACTTTTGGGGTTTTGCTTAAAACAAACCGATTTATAAGCCCTCTTGTTCTAATAAGGGAGCTGGAATGGAGTATCTGAAATGTTTGACAACGAACTTGCCTTCGACAAGCTGCTTGACTCGCTCGGCGCGGAAACGCTGCTGGATAATCTCGTTCGGGCGTTGACGGCTGATGAGCAGCGTGAGAACTTCGATTATATTGCGCGTTGCTTTGATATTGACCTTTCCGACTGCGAAAGCGAGGCGTGAAAAGGAGTTGAACACAAACCATTATCAGTAATCACATTCCATATTCAAGATAGAAGACTTGTGGGCGGGACTCGTCACCCGCCCACACCCAACCGAAAGGACAACCACAATGAAGATCATCAATGTATCTCAAGCCCACGAAACCGAGGCATGGCTCGACGAACGAGTGGGCCGTATCACCGGCACCAAAAGCGGCGGACTCGCCTTGGAACACTACGTTCAGACCGACGTAGAGGAACTTAAAGAGTACCGAGACAAGGCGTTGGAACAAGCGAAGAAGGCGAAGACGCCAGACAAAGCCAACGAGTATTACACGAAGGCCCAGAACTACGATAAGAAGATCGTGAACGCCGAAGCCAAGAACAAGCGGCTTAAGGTCGGCGTGGACTTCTGGAAGTTCCTAGCGGAACTGTGGGCCGAACCAGCGGACGGTGAACCGCCGATGGAACGCGGCCACCGTCTCGAACCCGAGAACATCCAGATCACCCTCAAAACGCTTGGCTTCAACCCCGTCGATTGCGTCCCCGATTGCGGTATCTGGGAGAGTGACGACGACAACCGTATCGCGTGCAGTCCAGACGCCTACGAGAACACTGAGAAGCCGACATGGGCCATCGAATGCAAGTCGCTCGGCTCAGCCTACCATTTGCAGACGGTAGTGCCGTGGATGATGCACACGGACGCCATGCGATCTCATATCGTTAACCTGAAACCCGAACTGGTGGACGTCATTGAACAGGTATTGCCCGAGTACACTCTGGACTCCAAGGCGACCGGCTTCGACTTCATCCCCGACCAGTATAAGGCACAGGTGCTGCAATACTTCGTGGTGTGCGATTCGCTGGAAGTCCTGTATTTCTCGATGTTTGACCCGCGCGTGGTCGGAACTGCAAACCATCAGGTCATCCCCGTGTACCGTAAGGACATCACCGAAAAGATCGAAAACCATAAGCGTTGCCAGTTGGCCACGCTCCATATCTCCGATGTGCTGGCCGACGCTCTGGGGGTGACGTTCTGATGAAGACCGCAACCATTCTGGAAAGCCCTGACATGTTCGCACTATTCGACGGATGCCCCACATGCAAGCGGCAGAGCGCCGTTTATCTGATGACGTGCCGCGTGTACGCCCAACAGATGGGGCGTAGGCTCCGCATCGTATCGTCGGGCAGCTCCACCGCCCGGGCGATACGTACAATCGCCAAAGATCAAGGCGTAATCGTGCGCTACCCGATGATCTTGCTGGACGGATTGATTTACTTCGAGCCGCAAGACATCAGCCTTGACGATTACCTAGCGGACGACGACGAACCAGAAGAAGAGGAGGAACCCAATGAAGAATAGCATTTTAACCAGCGACGTGCTGGAACTGTTCGACCGTAACCATATCACCGTAAACACTCTGCGTAAGTTCGTGGTGGAGAGCGTTGCCGACTTTCTCGGAGACAACAAGCATGACAAGGTGTGCGGCAAACTGTTTGACCGTTGGTATCAGCACGTGCGCCGCTCCATCTGGGTCGGTGCCGCTCAATACGCCTTGCAACAGCACGGGTTCGACCACGACGAGGCCACCAACGAGGCGGAACAACTCTACGAAACCCTATACGCGGACTACAACAATCGGTATCACTGCTGGCGTCGCCACGAGGAAAGGAAAACCGATGAAGACTAATGGCAATTGGTGGACTGCTGTGCTTTCGGCTGGAATCACGGCTGGATACGTAACCACTGTCATACAGCTCTCGCCCGGCCCCGGCTATATGTTCTCCGCGCTCCGCCACAAGCTGACCGTAAAGACCGAGAACCTGTCCAACTCGCTCCCCACGTGGGCCAAGGATTACGTGGACAGTCTCGGAGAACTCGCCTATTGCGGCTGGTGTCTCAGCCCGTGGATGTCGCTTCCGGTATGGGCGATGGCAGCCAAGATCAACGGGGTACGGTTCGGAGTCAAGTGGGTGGCCGGGTTGATTGTGGCCGCTGGCATGGCCGCGTTCCTCCGCCACTCGGCTGAAACGGCGGTGGCGTGATGTTCAGCAGACAACAGGTGCATGTGCTGTTGATTCTTTGGGTGGCTAAGCGACCGCTTACCCATGAGGAAATCGAACGTATGGCGGTTTTAGCGAAGTATGACGATACTCCGCAGGGATTGAGGACGCGCATGATCGAGCTTGAGCGTTCCGGTCATGTGTACCGTGTCGATCGGGAGGGTGTGAACAGTCAGCACCGTCATTGCTGGCGGTTCGCGCTGACCGACGACGGTCGAGAAGCCATTAGTGAGCTGTTTGGCGAAACAGAAAAAGGAAGGTAAAACATGCGCAAGCAAAACAAAATCAAAACCGTAATCAACGGTCAAGAAGTCACCGTGGAACAGGACAGCCAGACCGGCCAGTTCTTCACACGACAGAACATCGGCAACATCCCAGTTGACTATACGACCATCAGCGACCGCGTAACCATCGGCCAGTGCATCAAATACTGGAGGATACGCCACGGATATTCACAAGCTGAACTAGCCGAACGAATCGGCGTATCCAGCCCAAACGTAATAGCCATGTGGGAAAACGGACGCCGCAAACCACAAAAACAATACCGGTTACGACTAGCCGAACAACTCGGCTATGACATCCTGACCAAAGACTAGAACCTTGCACGATTAATCCAATCATCATCACACCAAAGGAGCAACAATGAATACCATCAACTATCTGACCTCGATCATCAACCTCTTACAGAAAACCCCACAAGCACAAGAAATCATCGACACCCAAGGACTCGGACAGGAACTCACGTTCGGACAAATCGGGATTAAAGACGCCAAAGCGTTCCTCAAACTCTACGACGTTCTGGGCAGCGTTGAAGGCGTTAAGATCACGGCCATTCATGAATGCAAGACAGACACCGATAGGCAATATTTCTTCAAACTCGTCTCCCCGATAACCTTGTACTTCTTCCACTGCGAAGGAGTATCCGAGTGAGCAAAACAGACCCTGATATCGAAACCCGTATGAAAGTGTTCCACCGAGACCACGGCAGATGCTTCATCTGCGGGAGAACGTTGAGCTCCTCCGCTTTCAACATGCACCACAGGCGTATGCGCTCACACGCTTGGGAAGGATTAAACCTACCCAGCAACCTGATTACCGTCTGCGGCTCGGGTACTATGGGATGCCACGCACGCATCCACGCCCACCCAAAGGAATCATACGTAAAAGGATGGCTGGTCAGCGCCTACAACGATCATCCAGAAACCGTTCCAGCATTAAGTGAATACAGGAACCGTGAGTATCTGCTAAACAACTAAAAAAAACTAGCCCGGCATTAGTCATCAAGACCAGTGCCGGGCTAATTTAATCGGTCATCACACCATCGCTCGAAAGGAGCAACACCAGTCTACCACTTGGAAACACCAGTGTAGATGTGGTTCACGCTTCCTCACGCCACCCCTGCGGGTAAGCGTCCGGGGTCCACACGCAACCGTCGTAGATGCACGTGTAGTGCTTCCCGTTGTAGGTGATTTTGTCGCCTACGTGATAGGCGTCGTGCGCTCCGGTAGGCTGCTTGTATTCCGGCCACTTGTCGGCTGGTTTCTCTGGTTCGCCGGGTTCGGTCGGAGAATCGGCTTCCAGCTTGTTCAGACGCTCTTCGACGGTTGTCTCCCATTCCTCTATGGCCTTCACGCGCTCGGCCAATGGGGCGTAGGAATCGTCGGGCTTGGCGTTCGTCTGCGCCTGTTCGAGTAGCTGTTTCATCTCCTGCTCGGTGAGTTCGCCCATCACGTACATGGTCTTGAGGCGCCCGGTGAGGTCAGCGAGGTCATAGCCTCCGGCGTTGATGATGGTTTGGAATGTTTCGAACATTGGTTATGCTCCTTGCATGATTGCTTGATTGACCTCAAGCAATGCAATCATCATCATCACCTCACTTGGAGATGCCTGCGTAGTGGACGCCGAACATTCCCGCCACGCCGGAGCCGACCAGAGCGCAAGCGCCACCCAGCACAGCCACCCACGACGGCATGTCCGGCACGGCACTCACGAAACTCAGCACCGCACCGGCGATACCAACCAGTCCGGAAACCAGATACGCCCACTTACGAGTCGCTGCGTTGAACGTCGGCACGTAATTATCATTGCCGTCCGCCACTTCGTTATTGATCTCGGTGTCCTTGGTCGGCTCACCAGTATTAATGCTCATAATAAACCTCCTATCGAATAGTCTACTTGATGCGGATTGTCTGGCCCGCGTAGATCACGTCAGGGTTGGCGATACCGTTCAACGCCACCAGATTGGAAACACTGGTACCGTACTGGGCGGCGATACCACTCAATGTGTCACCGGGCTGGATAGTGTACGTCGTAACGGACGGTGACGGTGTAACGGACAGTGACGGTGCTCCGCCCGGCAGTTTCAGCACCTGACCCGGATAAATCAGATTCGGGTCGGCAATGCCGTTAAGCTGCTGGAGAGTCTGCCACGAAGTCCCAAACTTGGCGGCGATACCACTCAGCGTGTCCCCCGACTGCACCGTATACGTGCCGCTACCGGGCTGAACCGTATTGGCAGTGCCATTGATATTCAGCACCTGACCCGGATAAATCAGATTCGGGTCAGACAGATTATTAATCTGCGCCAGCACCTGCCAGCTAGTCCCATACATCGACGCGATACCACTCAACGTGTCACCAGAGCGCACAGTGTACGTGCCAGACGCGGGAGTAGACGGAGCAGGAGCGGAAGGGGTCGGCACGTTGGTCACACTCGAATGACCAGCCTTATACGCATTCCAAGCGTCAACATCACCATAGAACTTGTCAAGGTCAAGACTGCCTGAATATCCGGGCAGACGACCATTACCCGAATACTGGCGGATAGCGCACGCATATGCGCCCTCGTTCCACGGCGTATCCTGATACCCAGTAGCGTCCATATTCGCGTACTGGGCTACCCACAATCCACGATCACCAATGTTCTGCACGTCGTTAAGCATGGACGCTCCCACGTAGACGATAGGCTGGGAGCCTGTACGCTCGTACACGCGGTCACAGAACGACCTAATCCACTGCTGAGCAGACGCGCCAGACCCGACCAGTCCGTTACCCTGTTGCTCCCAGTCCAAGCACCATACGACCTTGCCGACCCAATTCGCGCAATTGTTCACAAAAAAGTCAGCTTCGGAGACGGCGTTACCGCCGTTGGCGTAATGGTAGACGCCCACGCACTTTCCCAGACTTAACGCCTGTTCCACCTGTCGAGCGCAATCAGCTGACACATACCAGCACCCTTCCGTCGCCTTACTAATAACGAAATCACACGGTACGGCAGACAAGTCGATACCAGCCTGCCAATTACTAATGTCGATACCGTTCAAAGCCATCGAAATTCCTCCTATAGATTGATTGTGTAGAAGAACAGCCACGCCATGCATAAAACGGCGTAGGCCGTCATCAGGACGTGGACTATCAACGAGACGACGGCGAACAGCAATACAAGGATCAGACACCGTTTGAAACGTCTCATAAGATCATCTTATCATCGAACGAATCGATATTATTATGGTCGACAATGCCCATTATGTCAGAAACAATGGAACGTGGGCTTCTTCACAGTTATTTGACTCGTCGGACACGTTCAAAACCGTCGGATACATGAATTCTAACAACTGGTATGAATTTACGTTCTCGTCCCGCGTCACATCGTTCGGACGCACTCAAAACGTGGAATTGGCGAAGTTCGGAAACATAAACTGCTGCCATATTCTGCACGGTGGATGGTACATGCTTAGCGCATTCCTTAACGTCAAGTACGATCATACAGACAAACCTACGGTGTGGTTTCGACGGTACTCCGGAAACGTATGGAACAAGTACATCGACACTCATATTTCGTTCTCAAAGAGTGACTGGCATGAATATACGGCATTAAGCATTCCGACCGTTGTCTACAATATCCCGGATAACACTGTTATCTCGTTGGGTATGGGGGATAATTTCGTTTCGGCTGTCGGCGGTTTTACGGAGTTCACCGTAACTAGGATTAACCGGAACCTGTAATCTCGTTATAGTGGCATACCGCCCTTTGCTCGCACTTCGATATTCTCCGGAATCGGAACGACGAAGCTCACCAATGGGCGGAACACGTCATTGGGTGTCATATACGGGCCTACTGAAATTGTGCCGTGGTAGTTACCATCCAAAGTTAATCCACATCTCCCAATTGCCGTCTTTACATGATAAACGACATCATCCCATGTTCCACTGTTCATGATAATGGATATTATCTTCACGGTCTAAGATGAAATCATGATGGAAATTCTCACGGCAATCATCGGCGTAGGCGGCGTAGCACTCGGAGGACTCATAACATGGCTAGCCAACCGTAGATCAGACTTGACCAGCGCGTATCAAGCTTTAGTGTCCGCTCAAGGGGACATGGAACGGCAGATCGACGCCCAAGACCAGAAAATAAGCGCACTAATCAAGACCCGTGATGAGATGCAATACACGATTGACCTTGAGACTGGGTATATTCGCGCGTTGGGACACTGGCTGTCGAAGTTCTGCGAGATTATCGAACCTGAATTTTTGGAGAATTATCCTAAACCGTCGTTGCCTGATGATCTACGCGACCGTATTGCATCGCTTGAAGACTTAGCAGGCGAAAACTAACTGTCACTTGATAGTGTACGAAAACGCGGCAGTACTCCATGCCCCGACGTTGTATGTGAGGCATTCTGCCACCACATACAACTGTGTAGAATCTAACTGAAAACAGGAAAGATTGACTAGTAAATATACGTTATCCCACCCAAACAAGGATTCGCCGAACCTGCCCCGCCCTGATTAGACAACGTAACAGTCCCATCTGTGTCAACAGATAACATTTTCGTAACGGAACCTCCGTTCTGGACAACCACTGAAGTGTTTAACTTTCTTTTTGGAACGCATTTATCTGGAACCTTGAACGGAGCATTTATAGTATCCCACGAGCCTGAGCCAGTTTTCGCGCCATTGCATTCGACGCGGACAATACGCGCCAAATAATTGATGAACAAATCCCAATTAGTCCAATGCTGATAGTAATACGAGGCAACCCACTGGCCCTCAGCACATACATAATGGGCATTATCGGCAATAGTCACAGCCTCCTGCCCATCCACCGCGTCAATGGTGTTAAGCTGTTCAAGATTATGCGCCATCAGGATAGCGCTGTTACGAATCATCGGAGCCACATCAGACACCACACCAGCGTTCACTTCGGCAATCACAAGACCGTTGATATTCGAGTCAGGCGTACCCGCACTAAACACCTTGAGCTGGCCGCGCGGAGTCGTACCATGAGACTGCGAAGGGTCTTCCACCGTAACCGCGATCTTGTAACCGTTGGTGGAGTCCGCCAGTTGCACGGTCGTATTGGTGGTAATGGCGTAAGTGTACGCTCCGAGACTGTCCCACGGGCTGATGGTACCGCAATGAGGCTTGACCGTAACAGTCAGGCCGCTCACCGTGACCAGAGGACTCGGGGAACCGTAACGGATGCCAGACAAACCGTTGAACGCAGTACCATCGGACGGTACTAATAGAGGGTTAATGGCATGCCTGTAATCGTCCGCCGTATACTCCGGGGAACCGTTTTTCGCGGTAAGCGGGTGCATGATGATAGCCATAATCATTCCTCCGAATCGTCTACGACCATTTTATCTTTGTCAGTGGATAGAGCATCAACCTTAGCTTTGAGCGCGTCCAATTCATCCGCTACCTGTTGAGCGAGTCGGAGCGCCGCCACACCAAGCATGGGGTAGTTGATACCTACCAGCGTGCCGTCTTCATCGTATTCGCAGAAGAACCCCAATCCGTTTTCATCCAGATCGTCGGCGATCATGCCGACCAACGGCTGCGCGTCATCAAGATTCAGGTTCTTATCATCCTTCATCCGATATATGCACCACTTCACCTTGCGGAGAGCGGCAACGGGAATATAGTCGTCCGCGTCCACGATATCGGTCTTCACTGCACGAATCGACTGAGCCGTGCCCATAGTACCGTCAGACAACACCCACACCGCGCGCCAAGAGCCTGACGCAAACACATTGTTATAAGCGTTGGCGATACCAGTACCACCACGATTGGGAGCCAATACACCCCAGTTCCACGTCTGAGTTTTAACGTCAATCTCGGCACGGGTATAGCTGTTGCGAGTGATGCTTTCCTGCACACGCTTGTCAAGATTGTTCGTCAGCGTCTGCACTTCCTCATACATTTTCGTGATCTGATCGACCATAGGTTTAACGCTGTTGACGATGCTCGGCGGCAGTTCCTGCAACTGGCGTTTAATGTCCGAGAACTGGCGTGCTGTAGCGTCCGCGCTATCTAGACTGAACTTGAATTTGCTCGGCATTCGTGTCCTCCTGCTGCAATATAGGTGTGATGGTCCACGCCTGACTAAAATCTATCTCGTACCCGATGATACGGGCGGTACCGTGATTATGGTCGGGGAAATGCTCGGCGTCTTCCTCCACTGTCCACGATATGAGGTCGCCCGGCTTCCATTCCTCATACACCATTGGAGCGGAAAGCAGACTCAAGCCCATAGTGATGGTCTGGGTACCGTTCTGCATCTGCAACAGCGACGACTTGGCGTGTTCGTTCAGCGTACTCTTGTTCGTGATGCTGGTGGACGGTTGGAACACATATTCCAGCATGGGCCTGTTAGGCTGGTCTGCGATCATCCAATCGGACTGCGGGCGGTCTCCAGCGTCAGCCGTACTCACAGCCATTACCGCGTTAGCGCCATACCCGTTCGTGTAATCCTCCAACAGGGTGAACGTGGTCATAACGCTTTCATCGAATGTCGTGCTTGGCGTGATGGAGCCGATATGGTCGGCGACCGTCATCACAGGTTCATAATGCCCGTCGTTGATGGCACGCCATGATGTACACCATTCCGGCCCGTTCAGCACGTTGGCAAGCTCTTGCAGCACGCTTAGCAGGGTCTTGTCGCTTTCCGCCTCATACGTGCGGTCACGTTTGACGCTACTCGGGGACGCTTCGACAACGAGATTGAAACGGTGGTTTTTAAGCGTGGTGGTTACGAGGTCTTCCACGATCTCGCACTGGTCACGATTCGTATAAGTATGATCCTGCACGTACACGTTATCGAGATAGTGTTCGACGGTTGCCAACGTCAGTGTTAATCCGTCTCCGCGCATTGCACGCTCGCGTTTGACCACGATACCGCCCCACAACACAGTGGATTCGCGCACCAGAAGTATGGCGCCCTGATATGGGGTGGTGGCTTCATCCCAGTTTCGTGGAGCATTGCGCCACGGGAGCGTGGCCGTTTCGCTGGTTGTTTCCTCGAAACGGTACGTCAGGTGGGTTAATTGCAGGTCGGGGAGTTCGGCTATCACCGTGCCGTCGTTCAACGTGACGGCGACGAACTGCAAGCCGGAACGCTGCCACAGCACACGCGCCGTGTCCGAGTATAAGCCGTTCGACTGCGGCAATCGGTTAGAAATAAAAGGCATCCAGCACCTCCTTAGATGTAAGCCGGGTTGAACGTGACCGTCATCCGTGCGTTATTAGATGGTTTCTCTGCACTAAACATCCAAATGTTCTCACCTAACTCCGCGTAACTCCATTCTCGTCTGGTCACACTGCCACGTGCCGGATCGGTGCCATCAATAAGAATCTCATGCGTGGCACCGTTGATAAGAATGTAATGATTATCACCCAAACTGAGATCAAACGCCATGATATGTCCACTCGGACTATGCTCAACCTGCGGATTGACCACAGGCCCATCGATACGAATAGTCACCGGACTCGGAGCACTACCCGTATTATTGAGGGGCACGCTACCCGACACGATTGTTTCAGACCACACCCACGTTGATTCACTGCCAGTATCGATGTCCTCGAAATGATAGGGGAACGTCATACCGCCCTGAGTGTGCGGCAAACCAGTATTGCCGTTCACCGACTGCGTATCGTAAAGATACGAGTCCAAAGCGGTCAACCCGATACTGAATTTGAGAATGTTCACACCAGCCCACTCCACCAGCGGAGCGGAAGACGATTGCATGACCTGCACCTGACGGCTGATGTTCCCCAACTCCACGACAAGCGACTGACTGGTGATATTAAACGAACGTTTGAACGCATCCCAAGCGTTGATGCAGTTTTCCGTGCATTTGCCGATAATATGACCCTCAACACTGATCGAGCGACCCTGAGCCACTGGAATATTGCTAAACCAGCCATCCGACCATGCTTTGTTTTTGGTCTGCAAGGTCGAACCAACACCGTCGAACAATCCCGAAACATTCTGAAACGTCACATGCCACTCGCACCCGTATGAGTCAGTCCCATACAAGGGGAAACCGTTCAGGGTCAAACGGACATCGCGCGGGTCAAGGGTAAAGATAGCCATACCCTCAGTCTACCCGCGCGGCTTGTCACATCACACGTAGTGGAAATTAATCACCCTCACAGTCTCTTGAGCGGCCGCGTTCGGGTCAAGCGCGTTCACCGTGATAGGCGCGCTCACACGCGGGCCACTGTTCATGTTCACAGGCGCCGGGCTAGACATAACTGGCATGGGCGTCACGATGGACGACGGCAGAAGAGAATTCACCATGTCTTCCACCGGACGAGTGGCCGCACGCTCGTTCTCAGATACGCCACGTCCAAGACCAGCCGGAATCATCCTACCTATCTCACGGTCGAATACCTTAGACGGGGACGCGATACCCAGCAGGCTCTTAGCCCCATCGATGATACCGCCAACAGCGTCTTTGACTGCTGAGATGGCTCCGCCAATGGCGTTCTTGATACCGTTAATCAGACCATGAATAATGTTCTTGCCTGCACTCAGCAACCATGATCCAGCTCCGCTAAACACGCCCATAATACGGCTCGGGATACTAGTGATGAAATTCATCATCGAACTTACACCACTGCTGACAGCACTGGTGATACCACTCCATGCTCTGCTTACCGCGCCCTTGATGCCGTTCCACACACTGCTGAAAATACCGCTAATACCGCTCAACACGCTTGATATGACGCCTGACACTGCATTGATGGCACCGGAAACGATACTTTGGATACCGTTCCAAACACTGGAAACGATATTCTGGATACCTTCCCATACTCCAGACCAATCACCGTTAATCACTGCCAATACGGTGGTGATTATCTCGTTAATAACGTTCATAACGGATGTGACAATCGTTTGGATGAATGGGAAAACCGCGTTGATGACGCCTTGAATGTAAGAACCACAGATTTGGAACGCTGATTGGATGGCGGGTAGCACGGCCTGAATCAACGCAGCAATGTTATTAATCACAGGCGTTACAGCAGTCGCGATGACGCTCATAGTTTGCCCGATGTTGCTCACCAAGGTAGACAACACTGGTGCAATGGTCTGGATTGCGGCCGTGATAATAGGCATGATGGCATTACCGAGATTCTGTAAAGCACTCATAAGCGGCTGGAGCGCCGGAAGCACCGTCTGAATCGACGAGGCGATGTTATTAATCACCGGCGTTACGGCAGTTGAGATGACACTCATAGTTTGCACGATGATGCTCGCCACGGTAGCTAACCCTGATGCGATGGGCTGGATTGCAGGCATGATGGCATTGCCGATATTCTGTAAGGCACTCATAAGCGGCTGGAGCGCCGGAAGCAACTGAGATTGCACCATTCCCACAACTGGTTGAAACGCTGTCTGGAACGTTGTGCCGATTTGTGAGAGAATCGGGCCGATAGTCTGCACTAGTCCCGTAAACACGCCGCTAAGTCCGCTGATTTTCTGCGCCAACATGCTGATACCGGATGTCAACGGGCCTTTGAACTGGTCAAGAATCGTCGTACCCACACCAACCACGGACGCTTCCAGATTGCCCATTGCACCTTCAATGGTGCTGGTGCTGGTAGCGGCTTCCTTCGCAACGTCCGTCATACCCAAGTCCATTATGGCTTGGTTGAATTCCTCCGCGCTGATCTCGCCTTTCTCCATCGCGTCGCGGAAGTTCCCAGTGTAAGCACCGTTCTTCAGCATCGCTTCCTGAAGCTTGCCCGACGCGCCGGGGATTGCGTCGGCCAACTGGTTCCAGTTTTCTGTGGTGAGCTTGCCAGCACCAGCGGTCTGCGTAAGCACCATACCCACCGAGCTGAACGTTTGCGCGTTACCACCGGCGACAGCGTTTAAATTGCCTGCCGCCTCGGCTAGTTTGTCGAAGCCCTGTACTCCGTTCGCGGCAAGCTGTGCGGTCACGTTGCGAATATCGCTGATGCTGTAAACAGTCTGGTCGGCGTAAGTCTGAGTGCTGGCGGTGAGCGCGTCAATCGTACCCGTATCCAGTCCTGCGAAGTTCAGCGTGCTTTTGAACTTGTCCGCAGAGTCGGAGGCTTCTATAATGTCTCCGGTAAGATCACCGATGGCGTCCACAGCCATACCGATACCCGAGGAAACAAGACCGCCAACGGCACCGGCGGCGGCACCGAACTTCCCTAACCCGCTGGAAGACTTGCTTGAAGATTTATCAACGTTCCCAAACGCTTCATCAGCATGTCGCGCCGACTCTTCGATTTGACGGCTACCCGATTGAATATCCTTTACGCCAGCGTTCCAATCGCCGGTGTTGATCTCGGCGTCTAGAGTCAGTGTCGAGTCTGCCATCACACGTCCTTCCCGAGTTTTTTGATAATCGCGTTAATCCTGCGGTCGCCGTGCTTGCTGAACGCGGCGGCGATGCAATCGAACGTCATAAGATATTGTTCCGCCAGTCGCCGCCGTCGGATACGGCGCCCTTCCCTGAGCAGTTTCATCATCAGGGAAGGAGACACGTTGTTTTCCAACACGTCGCGGATAGCCTGCCACCCATACAAGTCACCAAGCTCGGCGAGGATGTGAACGCTCGGAAGCGGCTTGCGAGCCGCCTCCTTCTGTTTGTAACTCTTCATCGCCTCCCGCTCGGCGGGAGTAAGCAGGCTATCCCATGACTTCATTATTCGCCTTTGATGTCAACCGTGATGTTCTTCGCCATAAGCCCGCACAACGCGGTCATGGCACGCTGATAGGCAAGGTCGCTACGCTTACGGGTCTGTGAAGCCCACTCGGAGAATTTATCAGCTGGACTCATAAGGCTTTCGACCAACGGGAAGATAATCTTTTCAGCGGTTTCTAAAGTCTCACGGTTCGCCACGCCAGCGCTCAGCTTGTCAATAGTCTCCGCATTATCCAAGATCGTGAGCATATCCTTTGAGCCGAGCGGTCGCATGGTGTACACGGTGCCGTCGATTTTCACGGTGAGGGTGCGGAACGCTTCTCGGGTGTCGATGCTCAAAACAGGGGTAGTCATTGTTGCTCCATTCGTGTGATATCATAGGACTGTTCCCCTTCGGAAACTTCTAAAACTAGCGCCCGCCACCCGACCATGCCAACTACGGTGACGGGCGTTACTTATGCTCACGCACCGGCGACATTAAACTTAACCACGGTTTGAACATCGCCAGCCTTGAACGTGACGGTACCCGCACCAGGCTGCTTAAACTGAATATCCCAAGTACCATCCCCGTTGTCCGTAGCGGCAGCCTTAGCAGTATCAACTACGGTGGCGGTGATGGTACCAGTGGCACCATTCGGAGACGCCATCACATTCACAGTCACATGATCGCCGACCCTGCCCGAGATGTTCTCCGGGGATGCGGTAAGCGCGGTGACCTGAACGTTCTCCGTCTTGATGGTGCCGGAATCTTCGTCGTAGTACGATGGGTTATCCAGATCAAGTTCGCCCATGACGACGGCACCGTTCGCGCCGGAGGCCATCGAACCGGACAGCTTAACCACGAACGGGTCGGACAGGCTCACGGTGAACTCGCCACCAGCGCTGATTAGCGCCTGCGAGATACGGAAGTCCTGCGCTGACGAATGGCCATCGCACACGTTATGAATGATAATGTCACGCGGAGTGTTTGAAACGCATTCGTTGCCGCCGAAACGCACCTGACCCGTCTCGGACAGCGAACCGGAGATAACGCGCTTGAACTTCGCGTTATGATACAGCTCGGGGAACAGCATGCCGAGGTAGCGGACGCTCGGACAGATAATGTTCAGCTCGAAACTCATTTCATTGTAGGAACCGTTCGGCACGTTAATAGTACCGGACTGCGAAGCAACCTCGGTAGTGCCGGGAGTCAGAGTGATGCTACCGGCTTCGTCCTGCACGTAGTCGGGGCTGATTACGAGGTCGTCGATGTAGACGGTCTTTTTGCCAATCAGGGGGTAGGAGGCCATTGTAATGTCCTTTCGTCGGGCGGGACTGCACACGCGCGACTAATGGACGGTTCCTATTCTACCGTTGCCGGGTCGAGTTTGTAATCCACATTGAACCGGATGCTTTTCACCCAGCGGCCTTCCCCGTCGATGGCGTCCATGTCGATTGCGGTAGCCGGATGCACGCGGATTGATACAAAGTCTATATCAGCGATGGGGTTGCAGGTCAGTTGGCAATAGTCATGTAGTCGATTGTTGATGAAGTGCAGGAGTCGGAGCATCAGACGGCCTTGTTCGATCACGTCAAAATAGCGGCTACTGATAGTGAGCTGATCGGTGTACAGATCGCCGTTGATGTCAACCGTGTTCGCGTTGACCCAGATGCCCTCGGCGTTCGTGACGCTACCCGTGTCCAGTACTGGGCTGGTGCCGAAGAACAATGTCTTTCCGTAAGTGCCGAAACCCTCGTTCTGGAGGGTCATGCACATAGCCAAATCAATCATGATGGCGCTCCTATCCTAGGTTGAAATATGATTTAGCACGGCTAGCGGCGGTGTTCCTAGCCCGCTGGAGGTAGCGTACCGTGTTCGGGTGCAACCGGTTCGTGTGTTCGCGGATACGTGCGTAAGGTACGCGACTGTTGCCGAACGTGATACGCCACTTCACGGTGGAAAGCTGTTGGAAACGGCCACTGTTACGCAAAGCGCCGGTGAGTACTGGAGCGTTCTGACGGGCCATCTTGAGGATGTCCGTCATCATTCTCACGCCACCCTTGTTCAACTGTTGGGTGGAGAGCTTACGCGCCCAATCAGCGGACAACTGTAACCGGTAGCTCATATGCTGTCCCTTCCATACGGGTTCCCATACACGGTTATGAACCGGGTCTCACCCATGTCCATGTCATCGCCGCGACTGGCTTGCGTGACTTGGTACACTCTGCCATCGGACAGTTCCAGCATCAGGTCGGGCCATAGTTCCATGTTTCCCAGCAGACTTTCGGGAACCGTGTCAGTTTGGATGTGGAAGCGTCGGCTGCTGATACGCGAACCGTATTCAGTCGGCTGGTCGGACTGGGTGGAGTGCTTCACAATCACCTGCAAGTCGGCCAGTCGTTCGTTCGGCAGACCGGGAGCAGTGTACCGCCAAAGCGTCGCCGTCTGTATTTGGTTAGGGAACAAGCGGAACGGGTCACAGAGCGTTGCCATAAGCGTAGTCACCTCCCACGTAATCCTGAGCGTTCAACCACCACGGCAGATTATGGTGTTTGCGAGGCATGGAGAGGATACCGCCGCTATCTCCGCCGTTATGGCATAGGCTCCATTGGCTGATAAGAGACTGGTAAGGGGTCAACGCACGTTCAATTGCAGTCTCGTTGACCGTTGCGTAACTCACGCTCACATCCTCGATACTCTTCGAGGTGATACGGTCGGTCTGTTCAAGAATGTTCTGGTCTGCCTCGATAACAGCCGCCAATACTGAAGATAATGGGGCGGGCAGCTTGGCGAACCCGTGCGTTCCCGTCACGGTGACTACCGTGCCGACATTAAGACGTTCCGTGATGGTCAGATAGTTCGCGTACTTGGTTTCTGGCTTCCACCCGTCGCTCATATTATAGTTCACATGGAAATCGAGTTTCACTCCGTCTGTGGTCTGCACGTTGGTCACCTCCGAATACCATGCCAAAAGGGCTATGTGACGGCCATCTCCTACGACGATTCCCACGTAATCATCAGTAAGCTGGGACAGGGTTTTTTGGCATAGAATGTTGGCGAGGTCTGCGAGCGCGGCATCCTTCCACCGTGCGTAGTTGGCGTCTTCAATTTGTTTGATTACACTGGCGTCGATGTCCATGTCTGATCCTTCCGGAAATGAGTTAGGCCCTACCTCCATTGTAGGAGATAGGGCCTTTGCGGTGCAGTCCCGCTACTTTTAGGATAGTCGGTCAGGAGGACGCCATCAAGCCTGCGGCGATCAGAGCGTTCACCACTTGCATTACTGTGCCGGACGACGGGTCAACGTGAGCGGCCTTACCGATAGGCTGACCCTCTTCATCCACAAAGTTGATGGTCTTAACCACGTTCACGTTGCCTTGAGGGAGTGACTTGCCGCCGACTCGTGCGTACATTTCAGCGTTCATCACTTATCCTTTCGGCTTGATGACCACGGCGGACTTCTCCGCGTCCAGACCGCCACCAGCGTAGATTTCCTGAAGATACTCGTTAGTGTTGGTGGACAGCGCGAAGCTGGTGAAAGCCTCGATGGAGGTATCGCCAACCACTGCATAGTGGGACGCGGCCATGACGACGCCCTTAGTGGTGGTATCGTCCGTGTCCGTCCACCATTCGGGGGTAATGATCTGGTTAACGCCGAGGGCGCGGGCCAGAGTATCGTCACCGCCGAGAGCAATGTACGTATTTCCGTTAGCGTTCGCGGACATCAGCAGGTCAGCCACGGTGTCAGCGTTGCACAGCAGCACCTTGTTGCCCTGCGCGCGAACCATGTGGGAGGCACGCACGAAGTCCATCAGCGGAGTGTCATCTGTCATGGTGTAGGAGAGCGCGAAACGGTTGCCATTCCACTCGGACGACTTGTCTGCTGCGTCGGTCACGACGGAACGGAAATACTCCATGTCCGTATAACTACCAAGAGTGATCTGACGTTCGATGGTCTGGACGATGTAGTTCGGGAGTTCCTGCAACACGTAGCGGAGCAGAGCGCCCGGACGCTGGGTGCGGCGGATATCGCTCTTGTTAAGGGTGATGTACTTGTAGGTGTAATCGGCCTGAAGTTCGCGCTTCACGAACGAAAGCACCTGTTCCTTCTTCTTCGTGCCGTAGGAGTCCACAGGGTAGCCGTGGGCGCGGGTACGTTCAGTCAGACCGGCGATGTTGCCACCGATGGTGAGACGATCCATGCCGGTCTTACGCAGCAGATTCCACAGGCCGGAACCGCGCGTGTTCAGCGCGTCCGCGATTGTGGTGATTGCCGCAGTCGGGATGAACTTGTCCACGTTGGTGGTGTCAACGCCGAACGATGCGGTGTCCGACATGTTACGGTTCACGGTGTCAGCCCACTCACGGTGGAATGCTTCGACACCCTTGTTATCAGTGTCGATCAGGGCACGTTCGAACGCGATCATGGCGTCGTCGGAGTCAAGCCACGTCTTACGGTCGTGGGAGAACGTCACGGTACCCGACTGGTGGGCGGCGTGGTTGGCTTTGTTGATGATGATGGTCTGGCGACCGCTGGAAGTCTGCACGGGTTCCTCCGGTTCCGGGGTGCCCTCGCCCTCGCCCTCGCCTTCCTTCTGGTTGGTGATGGCAGCGGTAATGTCATCGAGAGCGGACTGCATGATGTCACCGATGGAATCGGTGAGCTGTTCCGCCTCGTCCGGGGTGAGTTTGAACTGGGCGATGGTACGCGCCAGTTTCTTCAGGAGTTCCGGGTTCATGGTGTCTCCATTCTTGTTGTTGCGGCTGTTGATTGCGGTGAAAGCGGCCCTTGGGTCGGCCCCACGATATACGACGCTGATTTCCAGTAGTTCGCCATCGTGGATGATACCGTCCTTGCCGGGACGCTGGTTGAATTCAACGGTGATGCTGAAACTGTTGGTCAGGCATCCGTCGGCGGCAAGCTGGCGGATACGTTCGCCTTGATCGACCTCGCTGAGCTTCGCTTCGGCCATCATCCCATCATCGGTCATCCAAAGTCGGGTGATTGCACCCGCTTGGCATTCGATACTGGGCATGTGGTCGATCAGGAGCGGAAGGGATAGTTTGTCGGACTCGGTGAGGTCGGACACGAGTTTCAGAGTGCCGTCGATTAACGGCGCTTTCAGTGTCTTCAAATCTACGGTGAGTCCGTCGCACATTACTTTTCCGCTGTTGGCGAGGAAGGTGAGGGTACGACCATTGGTTTCTGGGGCACCGCTGTTGGCGAAGCTCTTACGAGTCTTCATTTTGGCCCTTTCAAATAGTAGGGTAGTGGTGCGGTCGAACGTCCTTAATGGGCTTAATGTTCTGACCCCCATAGTAGCACGATGCGATACACGTACAAGCCTTTGCAATTCGGGCACTTCAATGTAACCATTGTGTCACGGGCGCAGGAACCTAGATACCGTCCGCAGTGTTTGCAATGGATGTCGTAAGTCATGATTCCACCACCTCGTAATCCTCGTAGCACCGGCAGTTGGGGTGTCCGTTCGGGGTCTGCATACTCTCGAAGTTGTTCACGTAGGTGCGGTCGCCGATTTCGACGCTGGCGTTTTCAGCCAGATACGTGTCATCCAATGAGATTCGCTTGCCTTCCATGTGACGGCAGAATTCGCACACTTTGCCGTCACCGGAGGTACGCCATACTTTGTCCAGTCGGACGCCGAGCGTTTCGCTGAGATTGCGGGCACTGTAGAGACTGCCGAGCCGTTGCGATTGCACGGTTTCGCAGCGGGCAATCAGCTCGGCGTGATCGTTGCCCATGCGTTCGAGCTCGTCACGCAGGCGTTCGGCGTCCCACTGTTCCACGTCGGCACGGTTCAGCAGTTCAAGGACGTTGTTCGTGATGGTTTTGCTGGTTGACTTGGCGATGCTCCGCAAGTGTTCCACGTAGGCTTCACGCACGGTGTCGGGGAGTTCAGTCCAGAAGTAGAGTTGCCGCCAGTCATCGGCAGTGTAGTTCTCGACTTCCACGGCAATGGAGCTTTCCGGATGGAGTTCCGCCCACACGGTAATGACTTGCTCCAATTCGTAGCCGGTACGGCGGGCGTAGGCGGCGAGATTGGTCATTAGGTCATCTTCCACGTCGTTTATCCACTGGTCGCCGATGGCTTCCAAATCATCGCGCAAACTGTTCTGAGAGCGACGGGCGAGCCTGATAACTCTGTCCACGTAGGTTCGAGTGGCGGGCAGAATGCGTTTCTCAGTTGCCGTTTCCTGCGGTTTGATATTACGGCTATACCGTTTTGCGGCTACTGGGATAGTCAGCGTCGGAGCCTGCTGATTCAGGTCAAGACGCTTGTACGAGTCGGGTAAGCCGAGCGCGTCCACGGCAGATTCCAGACTGGCCCCCATGTTCAAAAGCTGGGTCAGCGAGTCGATACGTACCTTCTGGATGTCGGCCTGAACCTTCTCTACGTCGGTTTGGGAAGGCAGAGCGAGGTCGAACGTGATGCCATACCCAAGTCCGCCAGTGATACGGTCAAGTTCGAACTGCCATTTATCCCACACCGTCATACACAACGGTTTCAGCGTATTCTCGATGAACGCGCGTTCCGCTTGTTCTGCGTTGGCGTAGGTCTGCCCGTTGTCGATGCCACGAATAATGTCCGGGACAGCGAGCGCGTTCGACAATCGGTTGTTCACCACATCGTTGACGGTCTGCAAGTCCAGACTGTCGTTGGCGTTCTGGAATGGCACCCACACCAGTTTGCTGGTGGTGCTGGGCTTGTGGGTCATAGGGTCAACCGGGATCATGTTGTATACGATTCCGTTGTTGTTGCCCGCGCCTCGGAATGTGCTTTCGAGGCGGTCGCGGTTGCGTTGGAAGTCCTCGGTGTTCTCCGATACGATGCCGAGCATTCCAGCCGGTACAGCGTTGTTGCCGAAAAAGCCACGCTCATAGTCGGCGATCATATCGTCCACGTTCGCCCACTTCTTCACCGTCATGGCAGGAGCAATGCCGCGCGTCGGGTCGTTCGGATGCTGGCTGTAGCTGAGAGCGATGGTTTCGTCCCGGGAAAATTCGTAGACTCGTTCTCCGTCGCCCAAGTCCATCGTAACGCGATGATACCAGTCCGAGCGAGAAGAATTGTACTGGCGGCTGTTCGACGGTAGCAGCGTATATCCGATGATGTTGTCGGCTGTAATGTCTCCGCCCGGCCCGTTAGTTGTCCAGATAAGAATATCCAAGTGTGACTGGGTGAGGATGGTGGCGCAAACGATCTTGAGGAATTCCAAGCACGAATACGTGTCGTTTGGCGCGTAGAGCGCGGTCAACGGTGCGGGGGCCGGGTCGATGCGCCTGTTGTCCGAGTCCACGGCGTAGGGGATTACCGTGCTGAACCGTTGGGCGATGGCGTTCACATACGGGAACACGTTATCGTAGGTGTCGTGCATGGGGATGGTGTTGCCGCCCATCGGCTGCCAAATGTTCCCGCCCATCGGTGTGGGGGACATACTGGGCGCATGGTTACGGTCGAACGCGCTCATAAAACCTTCACGGAGATTGTTCAGCAGGCTCACTTTTCCTCGATTCGTCATAAGACCCTGCGTCTAGTCTACCGGGTGCAACGCATAAACCTAGCAAACAGCAACGTCCCACGATGGAAGTTGCAGCGGCTTGTAGTAGGCGAGAAGGACGCTATCCGCTAGATCGGGGCTACCAGTCTGATTCTCTGTTTTGTAGTCTTTCTTCCGCTGCACTTCGCGTAGGTTTCTGTTGTTGATTGCCCATTCACGGGTGCTGAGTTCCTGAAACAGTTCGGCTCGGTGTTCCAGATTCGGGTTGATGGTGATTTCCGAAAGCTGTTCAGCAAACTCGAACCATAATTCCGAACTGACTGCCGGATAGCGGTCGGGATGCTTGGGCTTGGCTCCGAAGTTGACGCCGTTCACTGGTTGGTTTCGGCTGCGGAGAATATCCGTTACGCCTCCGCCCACGCCGGTATCGTCCACGTTGATGATGCTTGGATGATGTGTTCCGGCAAGGGTTATTATGCGTTCCGCTGTTTCGACGAGACTGGTTTTGCTCCAGCTTACGAGGTCTACTAGGTGGCGCCCCTTTACGATGGCTACGGCGGTTCGGTCGGCTCCGTATCGGGCCACGTCAACGCCGAAGCTTACGCCGCCGCCTGTTTGAGGTTGGCGTTCGGTCGCGTCTGTGAGTTGCTGCCAGCTTATGATCTGGTTGATTGTTTTCTCGTAGGGCATTCCTTCCCAGATGTGGGCGAAGTCTGGGTTGTTTCGTGATTCCTCGACCTGTCGCAGAATCTCTTCCGGGAGTATTCCAGCTTGTTCGGCGTCCCGCCATGTGGTGTGATGGTGGGTGGTGCGCTGTTGGGTGAGCTGGCTCGGGTGGGTGACGAAACGTGTGGTTATCGCATCCTCCGGGGTTAGGGGGTTACGGGTGAAGATAATGGTGCTGCCGTTCTTTCGAATGGTCGGCAGCAACACGTCTAAGCTATGGTCGGTGATGAACTGCGCTTCCTCAATCCAGCACCGGTCTACGCCTTCGATGCCTTTTAGTGTGCTTTCGGGGTCTTCGTGCAAGCCTTTGAACCAAAACACGCTTCCGTTAACGTGTGTTATCTGTTCGCGGGTGATGGTGAAACCGGGAAGCTCATAGCGGCTGATGATATCCGCTAGGAGCTGTTTGACGCTTTCCTGAATGCTGTTCTGGAATTCGCGGGTGCATAGGATGCGGGTGGGGTACATGCTGGCTTCGAGTGCTAGGGCTAGGGCTACGCTGGTGCTTTTCGCGCTTGAACGCCCTCCGCTGTAGTCGTAGTAGCGGTATGGTGGATTGTCACGGTCATGGAGGAAGAACAGTAGGTCTTCGTATGCTTTGGGGATTACGAGGTTGAATGTTCCGTTTTGTTCCATAATGTGCGCGCGATTCTCAATAGGCTGGTCTTCACCCGAGGGAACCCGAGCCTTATTGAGAATAATAGGCTCGGGTTTGTTCACTTCACCGTGACATTGATTGTAGGTGGCTCGTACATCTGCACCGTTTGGTCAACCTGTTGGCGGGGCATCCCCTCGGTACGGTTGGCGATGTCCTGATAGGAGCGGAACGCTTTCTCACCGTTTTTCTTTGATTCAAGAACACGGCGTAGGGCGATCTGTTCGGCTTGGGTCAGTTCGTCCATACGCTGCACCCATTCCGCCAGTTCCTCGTTCGTGAGTTCAAGGAATTGCTGAAGGTTGTATTTCACGCTGCCGCGTTTTGTCCATTTACGACTGCGGTCTTGTGGGCGTTCTTGGAATCCGCCTTTACCGGTTGGGTTGTTGACGCCTCCGGTTATTCGTCCGTGGGCGTCTCTGGTTACGTTGCTCATAAGGGGTATTTTACGCTTTCTTGAGTTTAGTTTGTGTGTTGTGTTGGTTGATGATGGTTTGTATTTCTTCTGGGGTGGTGTTGAGTAGTTGGGCGATGTATTCGGTGTTGTAGTGTTTGCGGTGCCATTGGAGGGCTAGTTCGGTTTTGTGTTGGCTGAGGGGCATGATGGTTCCTTACGCGAGGATGTAGGTTATTAGGAGTTTGAGTAGGGCGATAGTGCCGGTGGTGATGAGCAGGACGGCTAGGGTGATGAGTAGGACGCCGAGAATGCGGCCTAGCTTGTAGCCGGGTGTGGTGTTGCGGAAGTAGTCGATTTCGGGTTTTTTTTGTTTCATTGGTTTGGTTTCCATGTGATCGTGAGGGATACGCCGGTGGTGGTGTTGTCGGCGTATCGTTTGTGGCTGGTTACGTCGGTTAT